CCTATCGCTTCACGTCTTTTTTTCAAAATATCATGATAACCACAATAATATTTATCGCCGTTTATTTGTTCTTGACGTTTTGGCGATATTTTCCAAAAGTTAATTTCTGTTTGTATTAATTGCCTGTCATTTAATAAGCCTTTGGCTTGGTTTTCTATTAATTGATTATAGTACTCCATTAGATTTGGTGGGTCAAAAAACATAAAAACACCTCGTAAAATTATTTTTAATCAAAAGAAAATGCGCGCGCCTTAATAAACGGCTCTACTGCGTATCTCATCGCGTCTATTAAGTGATTGTATTCATCTATTGGTTTATTAATTTGTCTATCAAATTTATCTTTTTGCCAAGTATAATTTTGTATCTCATCAAAAAAATTATTACATTTTGGGCTAATTATTATTTGAAAATCAGTCAAAAAGTCAATACCGTTTAATATACTGTCTGGGCCTTTTCTTGAGGCCGTTATATGTGGTAAGCCCAAATCATAAAGCCTGTCAATGCTCTTGGGTTCGGCACTATCTGCTATTATTTTCTCTTTTGAGTAGCCTTTGCGTAATATTTCCAAATAGATTTTTTCATTACTTAAACCTTTTTTATATATTTCATCGAATACATATATGCGTTTTTCTTTTATATTAATTATACCACAAAAAAAGGCCGTTGGGTCTTGAACATATCCAAAATCCAGGCCAAATATAAATTTTGCATCTGGGTTTTTCTTTAGTTGCTCAATATCAAAATATTTTTGAATAAAGTTTTCAAATACCAATCCTTCTGAAATACCCCAATTACCCAACCCTGCTATATTATAACGCCGCGGGTTGTTTTTTTTCATACGTTCAAATAATTTTAAATCTGCTTTGTCTAGAAACTCATTGTCTTTATAAGTTGTCGTAAATGCGTAAGTGTCTTCGTCTTGATTATCAAAAAAACGTTTCTTTATCCAGTGGCGCTCGCTCCAAGGGTTTAATAAAATAGTAACCCTCTTCCATAAACCTTCTGGCAACTGTCCACGTATACATTCATCTATATAATTAAAGTCGTCTTCTTTTGTTATCTCAAACGCTTCCTCGAGCCATAAAAAACAAATTACGCCGCTGTCAACTGCTATTGATGTAAGCTTTAAAGGTGAGTCCAAGCCTCTAAATAATATTTTTTGGCCTGTTTTTTTATATATAAGCTCCAAAGGGTTAACGGTTATTTTCCAATACTTATTTACACCAAGCCTATTTATCGCCCATTTTAGATCAGCAAAGCAGCTATCTCTTAACGTTCTTTCGGTTTTTCTAATTACTAAAGCGTTTGCGCCGGGGTAAGACATTATATTTACTATGTGCCATAAAGCTGTTGTTTTTGATTTTTTGCTTGCGCGGCTTCCTTTACATACGACATATCTTTTTTTTGTCGTCCAAAACTCATTATAGCCGCCGCCAACTATTTTTTTTAAAGATAATTCTCTAGCTTTTAAGGTCATTTTTTATTATCACAGGTACAAAATCAACATTTGCGGGGTCATTAGCCTTTATATTCCAATGCTCCGGGTCTTTATTTCTCAAATAAAACATTATCGCCGATACTGACGGCTGTATATATCTTGTCTTTTTTGTTTCTCTTCCCATGAAGTCTGTAATAGTTTCTGTGACATAATAGCCATTCATTAATCTAATCAAAGCACCTTCTGCCTCTTCTACTGAATATATATTTTCTTCTATTACCTTTCTTAGATCCTCGCTTTTTTCTTTCCATTCTGAAAACGTAGTGGTACAAATCTTGAAAACTTGTCGCCGCAATTGATTTTCTGAATAGCCTTTTTGTAAATATCCGGCTACTCTTTCCAAATTTTCCGGTCTTAACCAAAAAGCAAATTTGCGGCTCTGTGTTTTGAATTCGTCCGTTGTTTTTTCTTTTCCCATTTTTTTCACCTCTTTATTTATTTTACCACACTTTTTATAATAAAGCAAAAACCGCGCAAAAACGCAGTTTTTATTTCTAGACGTAAATTTATACCAAAAAAGAATTCAAATTGATTTTAGACGTATTAGATTTGAGCTAACGATAAAGTAGGCTAATAACTCAAATCATATCTTGTGGTATCAGTCCACATGCCGTATATCCTTGCTGTTGCACTTGGTGTGCTGCTACTACCTGAAGTAAAGTCATTAGAAGATATATAAAAATATAGATATACATAGGCACCAAATTGACTAGAAATACTTGGAATGTAGAAGCTTTGTATCTGGCGAGAACTTGTAAAAGCATATCTTCTCACTATATAAAAATCATAATCACCGGATGTTTGGATAAATAATATTGCCTCTACTGTTGCTTTGTTACTTTCAACAATCTCCTGATCTATATACAAGTAAAAAGGCTCACTTTCAAGTCTAACAAAGGTATCACCATAAGCTATTCCGCCTTTTGAAGGAGCATTTGCGCCAGTTCCTTTTGCACTCATCTGAAAAATTCCACCATCCATTCTGCTTGAAACTGTTTTAAATACCTCGTAAGTCCAATACAATTCAGCAAGCTGACCATAATTTGATTCGGAGAATTTTTCTGTACCAAGATAAAAAGTAGAAGAAGGCCATACTTTTGTCCAAGAACCATTATATTTTTTCTTTACGCTTGTGCAATCAGACCAACTGCCATTTGTTTTTCTCTTTACAGCGCTTATATTTGACCAAGCCCCATTTACTTTCTTCTTTAACATGCTACCACGCCCATAAATCGTTATTTTGTGCTGTTGACGGGGTACTTGAAGTCACATAAGTAACGCCAACATTTGTATTTGCCGGTGACGTTAATATTTTACGCCAACCACACCATGTATCAGCAGTATTTACATACCAACGTTGATTTATCCAAATATCACAAGTCGCATTTGTATAATCACTAACACGATAAGCAAATAATACTTTATGTCCTCTGTTTATCGCCAGGTTAAAACCCCACCACCTGGTTGTATCATCTGGTGTTCCTGTACAATCTTCGGTCCCAAAAAAACCACAATGCGGCACCTCAATTGAATCTATAAACGTCAAAATATTTTGGTTAGTTACCCAACCATTATTTCCTAGAAAGCCGTAATTATTTTCTACACCCAAATTTATTAAGGCTTGAGCTGCTGTAGTTGCTCCAGTTCCGCCATTAGATATAGGCAAAGTACCAGTTACGTTGCTCAAATCTTTATCAACCTTGTTATTTAAAGCGGTCGTAACCCCTAAATTTATTAAAGCTTGAGCAGCAGTAGTTGCTCCAGTTCCTCCGTTGGTTATTGGCACGGCTCCACTTGATACGTTAGAAAAATCTTTGTTTAATTTGTCATTTAAAGCTGTATCTATAATATCGGCATTATCATTAAAATCTTGAACACTATAAAAATCCGTTCTATCAGGTTTTTTAAGATTATAATTTTCTGTATAATTAGCCATTTTATCACCCTTATAAAATCATTATTTGAATATAAGACTCATCAATTCGCCTCATAACACGATATTTTGTTTGTGTTTCAGAAACCGTAGCAACTGCATTTTCATTTGGTTTTACATAATCATTAACTTTAGCTGTTCCGTCGTCTAAACATACCAATTTGCCTAATAAACCAATTGCTGCCCATTCTGGTCTTTCATTACGTGGTATATATTTTTTCTCACTGTCATATTTACTTGATACTTTTAATTGTTCTTCTGTATGTTCTTCAACTATCAAATCACCGTTTTCATCTCTTTCTTCTGGTATTGTCACGGTCTCATAAATCGGACGTCCAAAAACATCTTGCTCATACATATATGCCCATTGATCAGCGTAAGAATCGCCAATAACTGAGGCATTACCTGAAACAACACCCAAAATATAAGTATCTTTTTCATTTGCAAGTCTTATTTTATCACCGTCTAAAGTCACAAATTTCCCAGCTCTGTCTTCGTTCACTTGATTTTCATCAAGCCATTCAAACATTTCTGCATAATCCGCACCTGACGTGTTATATGTTTGGCCGTAAGTATTACTTTCTGTTGCTCTAAAGCAATTTGCTTTTGCTGATGAGCCCGTTCCGCTGCCAACTATAAAATATCCACTTCCAGATATATAGAATGATGTATCCCCCTTTTCTACATTGTAGCGTCCTACTACTGTTTGGTAGTAATTAGATATTGTGTTGCTCCCAGCAGCATGTGAATACCATCCTTTTGCTGTTGTGCCCCTACCTTCAGCGTGCGATTCATTTCCACTTGCTGTTGTATTCCAGCCCTCAGCATGCGCACTTGTACCACTTGCAGTGGTTGATTCACCTTCAGCGTGCGATCTTGTTCCGCTTGCTATGGTTGATTCACCTTCAGCATGTGAGTACGTTCCGCTTGCTATCGTGCCCTCCCCTTCAGCGTGTGATCTTGTTCCGCTTGCTGTCGTGTTGTACCCTTCAGCATGTGCGTAAGTATTACTTGCTGTGTTATTTTGACCCTCACAAGTTGCATAATCTCCTACACTCGTATTTTCTTTTTGGCCAGTTCTTATATATCCGGCACTATTACCAGTCCCGCCGCTTGTTATTGGTATCACTCCACCGGACGCATTAGAAAAATCTTTATTCAATTTGTTGTCTAAAGCCGTCGTAATTCCCAAATTACTTAAAGCATCAGCCGCGGTTGTTGCTCCAGTTCCGCCGTTGGCTATTGGCACGGCTCCACTTGAAACATTGGAAAAATCTTTATTCAATTTGTTGTCTAAAGCTGTCGTAATCCCCAAATTACTTAAGGCTTGGGTAGCCGTCGTTGCTCCGGTTCCACCGTTAGCTATTGGTATTGCCCCACTTGAAATATTAGAAAAGTCTTTTTCTAGTTTATCATTTAAGGCCGCATCAATAATATCGGCATTCCCATTGAAATCTTGTATGTTATAAAAATTTGTGTCATCAGGTTTTTTAAGATTGTAATTTTCTGTATAATCAGCCATTTGTCAAATTCCCCTTTCTTAAGTTTTTATGATCATAAGCCGTTAATTCTCGATAAGTTAACGGTGTTAAAGCTAAATATTTATTATAGTTTGCCGGATTCAAATCTTCCTCCCTTAATTCACTATGCAAGTACTCTTCTAGTTCTTCATGCGTAAACGGTTCTAAAATCAAATATTGATTCCAAAGCAAAGACAAATCGATTATCAAATTTGCCGGCACTACTTTTCTTAGCAAACTATCAACTTCATTATACTGCTTTCTAACGCTCAATGCAAGCCTAACAACTAGTTTATATTCGTTATTAATTAATTCGCAAGTATAATCATCGCCGCAAAGCGCATATAGCATATTTTTTAATTGTCTAAAAGTAAAAGGCAAATCCACGTTTATTCGCGCTAATATTCTAAAACGTCTATCGTCTAGTGTGTCCGTTCCCATTGGTACTATGTTTAAAATATTTTCCCAACGCTTGCATCCTTCCTCTGTCAAAGTTTTTATAAATTGGTTATCTAAAACGTCTTTATGAGCCGCCCATAAATTATTTATTTCCGGGTTTTCTGCATCGGCTATTTTTTCAAACTCCAAAATTCTTTTTATAACTAACGGCCAATAATCTTTTATATCTATGTTTTCTCTTTCCACACTAAAACCCCCAGCATTATATTTCAATTTTAAGGCGTCAAATCGACGCAAGAATCGCTTTTATTTATTTTTTGGTATTATTTATCGCCTATTTTTTTTGTATCTAGAAAGGCAAATCTGAATCATCTAAAATATCAGTTATATTATTGCCCTCTACTTTTTGCCCTGTGCCTGCTCCTGTAAAATAATGTTCTTCTACTATTACCTCGGTTGTCCATATTCTTTGACCTTCTTGGTTTGTATAACTTCTAACCCTAATTTCGCCACAAATACAAATCATTTTGCCTTTTTGTAGATATTTTTGAGCAAACTCGCCAGTTTTTCCAAAAGCCACGCAATTCACAAAATCTGCGTCCGGCTCGTTTTCGCGTTTAATTTTTCGAGGTACTGCCAAAGTATAATGCGCAATAGCTAAAGGCGTATCACCTTGGCTATATCTGACCTCCGGGTCACGTGTTAACCGGCCCATTAAAATTACTTTATTCACTAAAAAAACTCCTTTTATTCTAAGCTGGACAAAGACCCCAAAATTACTATATTATTTGGCTGTGCTTGATAATTTGCCGCCAACTCATTAAGCTCTGTGTCCGCAACGTC